CAGGGGTATTCCCGTAAAGCTACTTAATTGCAGGTTGTCTGCGTAGCTAATTGCGTTTCCGGTCTTTTCTGCTTCTTCTCGAATGTCGCCCAGCAGCTTATCTGTGAACTCTTGAAACAGGACAGGGAAGGCCTGTGCAAATGTTCGCCCCATAACCCGGCTAGCAGTGCCATCTTCTAGTGCCTGGGTTGTTACCCCTATCGGGTCTGCCAGGGTGTCCCTTACCTGCATGTACTCAGCCTTGCCGGAGTCCGACATTACCATCTTCTGCTGTCCCGTTAGCGGGTCAGATTCGACAATGGCCGCCTTGGCTGCGGCTGCCTGAAGGATGCCCATCTGCCTTACCGTTGCATTGGTCAGCTCTTCCCGCAGCATCGGCGCATCTTCCAGGTCAGCGGTGCCCTTTTCAATGCGAGCTGTAAGGGCATCAGGGGCTGAGACTTGCTGTATGGCTTGCATCTCTGCTGCGATGTCCTCGTTCGAGTCGCCTGTGGACTTCACACCCACAAGCGCCAGGATGGACGGAACCTTCGATGCTCTTTGCGGGCCACCGGCCTTGTTTTTGATAATCCGGTTGGTCACCCGAGACACGCTCTTGTCTATGCGCTTAGTCATCATAGACTTCATGTTGTGGACCACCATGCGCCGTCTGATGGCGTTTCCGGGCCGGATGATGTCGTTGGCTGCGGCAGCCACAACAGCGCCTGGTACGCCGCCTATGGCGTAAGCAGCGCCACCAGCAAGCAGGGACATGGAGCTATCGTTGGTCTGAGATAGGTGTCGGAGTTCTTTCTGCGCTGCGAGGAGTTCTCCGAAGTCGGCCCATTGTTTGTTGATGGCTTCCGTTCCGGTGGCAAACTTTTCAAATTTGTCGCCATAATGCTTTTGAGCTGCTTTCGTGAATTCCTGAAAGTCGCTGATTGTGCCTTCGAAGAACTGTTTGTTGAGGGAGTCGGCTTCGTTGAATTGGTCAGACCTTTTAATGAAAGTTTCAATTTTCCTGGGGTCTGCCACCCAGTTGTCATGCAAGTCTTTTTTGCCGAACTTTTTTAGAAAGTTTGGAGAAGACTCAAGAAGCCTATGGTAGGGCGCGTTGACTTCTCTCTGCGCGGCTGCCCCTGCCCCAAAAAGACTGTCCTTCTCCAGTGTAACCTTTAGGCGATCGTAAAGCTCCTTCATCGCCCTCGATGCGTTAAAGCTAACTTTTTCGTCCGGTCTACGCTTGTACGCATACGTTCCTAAAACTTTTTTAAACTCATCAATCTGATTGAAGATGGTGACGGGTAGTTTGCCCCAGTCGGTGGGGATGGCCGTCACTTCCTCCATGGGCTTCCTGGCGGCGCCGGCAACGTAATCGTCTATTTTGCTTAATAATTCGTTTGCTGATTTTTTTTGCGTGGCAATAAAGTAGAGAAAACTTCCGAAATCGGTGTCTGTCCCGCCGGCAGCACGTATTTCTTCGTATTGCTTGTCTTCTGTTTTCTTTGAAAACTTTTTTACGAAGTCGGCTTTGTCTGGATTGGACCGAATGTAGTCTTTTGCAAAGGCCCCCTCTTTTTGCCAGTAAGACGATAACCCCTCGTCTCTTTCTCTTACGAACCTGGCCAAATCGTTTTCAGCCTCTTCAAGAAACCTTGGCTCAATGGCGCCATCGTCAATCTGCTTCTGGAGGTTCTCTATGTCTTTTTGGAGTTCGTAGTATTCTGCCTTAAATGCTTCGCGCTCTTGCCCCCGAGCACGCGCCCGCTCGCTCCCGAGTCTTTCAAGATCGTCGCCTTCTTCGGCAAATTTTCTTTCAGCATCCGCCGCTCTCGCGAGCCTATCTTTTTCTGAGAGGTCTCCAAGGGGGGTGTCAATATCCACTTCTTTGGATGTGGCCGCCCCGACCTTGTGCTCCTTCGTGTTGATATGAAACGACCCGTCTTTAAAAACGACCCTTCCTCCCTTTGGGAGTTGCCCCGAGTCTTTTAAATGGGTCTCGATGGCTTTGCCCATTTTTTGAATTTGCAGATCGACGGCCTCTATCAGCGGACCCACCTGCTCCCTGGTGGTGCCGTAAGCCACCGGGTCTTTCTTCATTCTCTCAAGCCCACTCTTAACAGCCCCTAGCGAATTTACGGATTCACTAATGGTCAAAAGAGGATTCTCGGAAGAAACTAGCTTACTTATAGATTCAACCTTTTTTGAGCCAGAAGCCATTTTGGTTGCTTCTTCAAGGTTGGCTATAAAGCTGCTTACAAAAGACTCTGTTTCGGCGCGTGTCTTGTCCTTGACGCTTCCGAAGTCAATGAACCTATCCAAAAACTCCGGGTCTCTAAACTTGGCAATCGTCGCCCTATCGCCACTAGTCATGGCCGCAGTCAGGTCATCAGAGAACTGAGCCACCTTGTCGCCAAGCCCTTTAGAGAACCTGTTGCTGTGGAATGCTTGGAAGGCTTTGGTGAGCGCTCCTGGGCCAGCGCCTAGGGCGGTTCCGATGCCGCCCGACAAGAGGCCAACGCTTCCGATGTTAGCAAGCATCTGCTCTGCTGTTCTATCTGCTCTGCCAAGTAGCTCCTCAGAGAAAGTCTCGCCCGCTCCAAAAAGAACACCCTCTATACCTGCGGCTGCACCAAGGGAGGCCCCTCCTTTGAGCATCTTGTCGGCAACAGTTGTGGCCTTGTCTAGACCAATGGCGCCAGCGACTGCTTTTTCAGTCGCAATGCCCAGGCGAGCCGCCTGTCCTGCTGGGGTAAAAGCTGAAGCTCCAGAAAGAATCTTTGCAGCAGTAGACGTGCCGCCAGTGAAAAA